TGAAAATGCACGTGCACTAAAACGTCTTAATATTGCTGCTGAAAATGCCAAAAAAAATCTTTCAGTCGCGTCTACAACCAGTATCGAAATAGATTCTCTTATGGATGGTGTAGATTATAATAATAATCTATCGAGAGCTAAATTTGAATCATTGGCTGATAAAGTATTTCAAAGAACATTGAAGCCACTCGAACAACTTCTTAAAGATGCAAAGATGGGTAAAAGTGATATTAATGAAATTGTATTGGTTGGTGGTACAACCCGTATTCCAAAAGTACAAGAACTTCTATCGGTGTATTTCAATGATAAACAGCTTAATAAATCACTAAATCCAGATGAAGCTGTTGCATATGGTGCTGCTGTTCAAGCATCTATTCTAACTGGACAGGGTAATAGCAAAACCAATGAATTGCTTCTCCTGGATGTAGCACCTCTTTCATTAGGTATTGAAACAGCAGGTGGTGTTATGACTAAGATTATTGAAAGAAATACTACTATTCCGACAAAAAAATCACAAGTATTTTCTACATATGCTGATAATCAACCCGGAGTTGATATTAAGATTTATGAAGGTGAGCGTGGATTTACAAAGGATAATAATCTTCTGGGTAGTTTTCATCTTGGAGAAATTCCACCAATGCCCCGAGGACAAGCGCAAATTGAAGTATCCTTTGATGTTGATGCAAACGGTATTATGAATATTACAGCAGAAGAAAAATCAACAAAGAAGACAAATAATATCACAATTACAAACGATAAAGGGCGTTTGTCAAAAGAGCAAATTGAAGAAATGATTAAAAAAGCCGAAGAATTTAAAGAAGAAGATAATAAGCAGAAAGAGCTCATTGAGGCGAAGAATGGTCTTGAAAACTATCTATATAATCTTAAAAACTCAATGACTAAAAATGAAAATTCACCACCGACCCTTGATGATGTTAAAGAAGAACTCGATCCAATTATTGAAGAAGGTCTAAAATGGCTTGAAGATACTGAAAGTGATGATGTAGATATCTATAAAAATAAGCAAAAGGAACTAGAAGAACTTGTAAATCCTCTAATGGAAAAACTATATAGTAGCCAGGGTCCACCTGAAGGAATGCCAGGAGGAATGCCAGGAGGAATGCCAGGAGGAATGCCAGGAGGAATGCCAGGAGGAATGCCAGGAGGAATGCCAGGAGGAATGCCAGGAGGAATGCCAGATGGAACAACACAACCTACAATTGATGAAGTTGATTAGTTTATCTTTTAATTGCCATAAAAAATATTAATGCGCTTATCGCCATTAATAATAAAGAAATACCCAAAATGCTAACTAATATTATATTATATATCCAATATATTTCACGTTTAATATCTTCGCTACATTCGCAATTAATTTCTTTTAATCTGTTAATAAATATTATAACAATAAATATATTAGCAAATCCAAATAATGATACAATATTTGCTAACGATTTATAGAAAATAAACAAATTATTATTATTTAAATCTATTATGCTATAATTAGATATATATAAATAAACATTTATTATTATCCCTATGCAAAAAATAGGTATTATAACATAAAGATAATACTTAATGTAGCTACGCATCCAGTGTTCACTACATGCGCAATTTATTTCGTCTAATTTATGTAACCAAGTTAATGCAGAGACATTTATTATTAATCCAATAATGCTACCAATAATCATACTAATTATAACTTTTTTTTTCATATTATTATCAGGATTTTTATTTACCGGAAAAACACTAGAAGTTATTTTATTGCTTGCAGGCATAAAATCTTCATATTTTTTTACAATATTTCTGGAAGTCTTCTTATTTTTATTAGAATTTTTTTTCGGCATCGTATCTATATTGTTATATTATTTTTATTATTATATAAATACATTATAATATATCATAATAAACTAATGCAGGGTTTAGAAAATATAGGAGCGACATGTGCTATAAATAGCTTAGTACAAATTATATGTCGCAATAATCATTTGCGTGAAACAATATTAAGTTATGATATGAAAGAAGATACTTTAACAAGTAATTTAAAAGAAATATTAGTATTAATGCATGAAAAAGATAAGTCACTAATACCAAGAAAATTTGTTAAAAAGGTATTTAAAACATTTGAAGGGACATTTAGATACGGAGAACAACTTGATATATATGAATTATGGATATATTTATCTGATGCTATTACAAATGAAATTAATGAAAATACTAAATATTATAGTAATATTAATGAAGATATGAATATTAGTGATAAATTAACAAATGGAGTAGTTATTAATAATGATACCGATTTTAATAAAATACTATTAAATAGCAATAAATTAAAAGAAAAGTTTGATTATTATAATGTTAAATTAAATAATAATAAAATATCTAAATGGCAATCATTAATACAGGGTTTTTACCTAAATATAATAAAATGTATGAAATGTAATAATACATTATATAATTTCGAATCATTTATCACTTTAAATCTTGATATAACTGATAAGAATTTATCGGTTGTTGATATGATAAAACAAATATACAAAGAAGAAATTAATTGTAATGATTGGGTATGTAGCAAATGCAATGAGAAAACAAAATATATAAAGCAAACCAAATTATGGAGTTTGCCCAAAGTTATATTTATAGTTATTAACAGATTTTCCGATATAGTCAGAAAAAACACAGAAACAATAAATATTAACGATATTTTACAATTTAATGAAGGATCGATATTAAGTTTACCTAATTGTAAAAAAACATATTATTTATCTTCAATCGCAATGCATATTGGTAATTTAAATAGTGGACATTACATGGCTGTATGTAATAATAATACAGAAAAATATTTATTATATAATGATATGGATATTAAAGAAATAAATAATTTTAAAAATAATAATAACGCGGCTTATATGATTATATATAGTGAATTATAAATTTTTATTAATTTTATTTGGTAATCCGTGACCAAATACTATCATATATATCAATATAACAGAAGCAATTAGAATACTTCTATTTTCAGCAACTTCTTCTTTTTGTTTTAATACAAAAATCATTAGCATATATAGTATCAATCCTATTATAACCGAATGCAAAACCATCTCAATACCTCTCTCCATTTTAGTTGATATTATACTATAATAAATAGATATAAAAAAAATTTAATATAATTATATATTAAAATGGAAAATACTAATAATACAATAGTATCGGTATCAATAGCTGATAATAAAATTGTTGTATTATACGATAATAACAATAACGAAACAATACCTTTAAACAGAGACTCTTATAAAAAAATGAGAGATGTATGGTTAAAAGAGCAACCACCATTTATATCTGATAAATATAAAAAACAAATGAATAATATAATACTTGCATCAATACAAAATAAAGAAAAATCAATATCAGAATTATCTGAGTTTTTTTCGCAAGAAAATGAAGTGGATATAATTAAATTCTTCAATTATATGCGTGTACGTGATTTAACAGAAGAAAAATCTAAATGGACAAAAAAAGTATAAAAATTAAATAGTATATATATATTAAACTAGGTATGAAAAAAATATTGCTATTAATATCATTTGTAAATATTGTGAATGCTTTTACAAGTATAAATATATACGGAACAGGATTATTTTTGCCTTATAGTATGGGAGTAATTGGATATATTAAAAATAATATAGAAATTGGTGATTATAAAATAACTGGAATATCTGGTGGAGCATGGTGTAGTTTATTATATACACAAGAAAAAGATTTATCAGACCATGATAAAATATGGAGTTATACTCTCGGAAATAATGTTACAACATTAAAAATACAAAGTGATATGAGAAAATTTCAAAAAAATGTTGAAACAAATCTCAAAGAGCGTTATAAAAATAAGGAACCAATAAACTTAGATAAAATATCAATAATATCTACAAAAATAGAAGATGTCTTATTTAAAATGAAGTCGGTAGAGATAAAAGATTTTACTGATATAAACGATACGATAGATTTTTGTTTATGTAGTTCTTATTTACCATATTTATCGGGGAAAACATTTTCTAAAAAATATAAAGGTCATCATTACATAGATGGTGATATTAAATACAATTATTGTAAAGATAATGAAGAAATTAATAAAATAATAATACATAGACAGATGTGGGATAGAAAATTTAAATCAGATAATTGTTTATATATTGATAAAGATAAATCACGCGAATTATTTAAACAAGGATGGGAAGATACTCATATGAATAAAGACAAAATTATTTCAAAAATAATTTATTAGCTTTATTAAATGATGTTTCAACACGTTCATCATAAACTTTTAATCTATCAACGCGTTTTCTCTCTTCTTTTTCTGACTTTAATTTTCTTAATTCTTGCATTCTCAATTCTTTTTCACTCATTTTTTTTTCAGCTTTATTATCACTATATGCTTTATATTCTTCAATAGTTTTAAATTGTTTATTACTTTTCATTAAAGAAGGGTCTACTAATCGCGTTCCATCATGAGCTCTCATATAATCAGTATATGATAAATTATTAGTTTTTTCCATACTACTTGTATAATCATCTGATTTTTTATTACCTAATTCTGTAAAGCTCAGAGATTTTGCTAACAATAATGGTTCGGGTTCCTTGTATTTTACTAATTGTTTATTGACGGGAACATTTTTATTAAACATTTTATTAAAACTTTCATTATCTATTTTGTCTTTTTTAATGATTTTTTTAATATCTATTTCTTCTCTTACTTTTGATGATTCATGCATTTTTTCTCCGTAACCAAAATCTATATCGTCATCATATACTTTACATTTATCAAAATTGCGATTGAATTTTGTTGAAAATATTTCATCTGGATTTTGTAATGATTCACTGGGATGTGGCATTGTTTCTGTAGTAATTTTATTAAAAAACTCACTTGATTGTTTTTTAAGATCATTATGATCAATATTGCTATAACGATCTTTATATTCGGTTGCAAGCTTTTTGAAGGAATATGTAATAATATTAAAAAGCTCTTTGTTTCCATTTGGCTTATCAGGGTGAGTATTAATTGCTAATTTTCTATAAGACTCTTTGAGTTCTTCCCATGTAAAATCTTTACTAACATTTAAAACTTCATAGTAGTTGAGCTTTTTCATATCTATACTTTTTAAATCAAAATTAGTGTCACTGCTATTAGTTATGATAGGTTCGTTAGTTGTAGTATCACTTTCTTTATTGATATTATTTAAATTTTTATGATATTGATGATAGGTATTTTGCCTTGATGATGTGTTTCCCATATCATTAAATATTCTTACTACATATATATTTAATAATTGGAAAATATAATACGCATATAAAAACATATTAGATAAAACTAATTAATAAATATGAATAATAACTTAATTATTGTCGGGTGCAATTTTATAGGATTATATGCAGCAATAAAATGTCTAGATAATGGCTATAATGTAACTATAATTGAAAAACACAATTCATTTAACGATAAAAAAAATAATTATAGAATTTTTAATAAGAATCACAATTTTTATATTAATTTATTAAATAAATTTTCAATAAATTATAAGAAATACATACTGAAATATAAAGAGGTAACTCATAAAATTATTTTAAATATCATTAATAAATCTAAGTTGATATCAAAAAAAATACTAAATAGTCAAAATTTTGTTAAGTTTTGTCGTTCTATATTATCAGTCCATGAATATAATATACTCAATAACAACATTGATGATTTTGAGTATATATATGATAATATATCAGCTATGTTTGCTATTACATTATTTATAAACGATATTAATAAAGATATTGAATATTATATTGTAACCGAAGATAAAAACATACTTGTAAATAAAATGCTAAATTATATAATATCACGCAATGGGTATATTATATATAATACTGAAATAATAGATATAATATATAAATCAAAAATATATATAGTATCAAAATATAAAACGCATATTTCAAATATATTGGTATTAACATTATCAAAAGATAACATTTTAAGATTTAAATTTTTAAATAAGGAACAAAAAAAAATATTAAATAATGTAACTAAATATAATATTGACGCAGAGACAATATTCAGTGATAATTTATTAGAAAATGAAAGTGATATCAAAGAACATTTATTAGATAATATACACGTTGTATGTCCTATTAGAAAACATAATATATATCTTTGGAATGTTGGAATAAACGATGTGGTTATTAAAGATAAAATTAAACAATTATTTAATCACGTCTATATATGTAGCGATTCTTATTCTAAAAATCCATTTTTTATCAATTATTCCTTGGAAACTTATGATGATGTGCATAATAAGATTACCAATAAGTTGAATAAAAATTGATATTTTATATAAATATAATATTAATATTAATGGAAAAAATATGATATTAAAAGGTTTATTATATCCGAATGTAAAAATTATTTACATATTTTCTTTAAACATAATGATTATATTTATAAATTATGGTTTGAATATTTGGATTATTATAATATTGATACTTATGATAAACTTATACCGGTTATTATACCAATATTTATTATTAATTTATTATTATGTTATATTATCATATTTCTTGTTAAAAGAGTAACTAATAATTCATATAAAAAGAAATATTATTCAAAATTCTTTTAGCCTGTACTACCAAATCCACCTTCTCCTCTTCTAGTAATATTTAAATTATCAACAGATAATTCTAAATTTGCATATACTTGTTTTTTAACAATTAATTGGCAACATTTCCAGGGTAATTTTAAAGGGTCATTGTTACCTAATCCATTAACCGGACATGTCAGAGCAACTAATAAATTACCGCGATAACTTTGATCAATAATACCAACACTATTTGATAAAGTATATCCTGATTTACTAATGGAACTTCTTGGTACAATTTCAACATAATATCCATTTGGAATATCTAATTTAATACATGTATCATATAACGTACAATTATTATTTAATACCTTGTGTTCTTTTATGATAGTCAAATCATATCCAACATCACTATATGAAGCTTTTGTAGGTAAAATTGCCATTTCATCTGTCTTATATACTTTAATTGTAGGCAAATTATCATTATCATTAAAATTATATATAGCGTGATTAATATACATACATTGATAATTATAAACTATACCAAGAAAGTCTAACATATCCGAATTTTTATATACAATTATATATCCAATATTTTGTTTAATAATTGTAAAAGGCACTTCATATAATTCCAAAAATAATTCATAATTTTTATTGTTATATATTGTAATTTGTAATGATGTCCCTACAATTTTAGAGAATTGTTCTAAATATGCTTTGATAATTTGATTTTTCAATTCAAAATCATTAAAAATATTAACGATATCTGTCAAATCTTGATCAATTAATAATTCTAATTTATCATATTTAATTCTTTTTAGAATATCATCTATTAATTTTTTTGAAGATATGCAAAGTTCAATATTATTATATTCATTTATATATACATCACCTAATTGTTTTAGTATATCAATAATAATATCAATATTACTAAAATATGGATAATTCATCATATCATAAGACTCGCATTTATTATAAAAATTATAATTTAAATATCCATTATCATATTTAATATCAGATATTTTTAAAATACATTTCAAATATTTACCATCATATTTATCTTTAAAATTAAATAATACAAGAGAAAATATATAAGCTTTTTCAACTGTATTAATTAATTCAAAATATTTATCATCAATCATTTTAACTAATATGACAGTGAAAAACTTTATATCATTATTAATTAATAATGGCAATCAATTATTATAAATATTATACAGTTGACAATACAGCACAAATATGTTATAAAGCTATTAGACGTAATATAAAAATTAAAAAAAGTGATTTTATTATAGAACCGAGTGCTGGTGATGGGTCTTTTATTAAATACATTAAAAAGTTATCTGACAATTATAGTTTTTACGATATAAAACCTGAACATAAAGAAATTATCAAGAAAAACTTTCTTAAACTTAAAAATACTAACAATAATCTACATATAATTGGGAATCCTCCATTCGGGAATAAATCTTCGACAGCTATTAAATTCATAAAACATTCAGCTAAACTAAATGCCAAAACAATTTCTTTTATATTACCAATAAGTTTTAATAAACCTAGTTTAAAAAAGGCTTTTCCATTTAATTATCATTTAAAGTTAAGTAAAAAATTACCAGAAAATTCTTATACTAATGAGAAAAAGGTAGTAGATATAAAAACCGTATTTCAAATTTGGGAAAAACGAGATTATAATAGAAAAAAGATTAAAAAAACTATACCAAATAAATGGTATAAATTTGTAAAAAAAACAGAATGCGACATAGCAATTAAACGTGTTGGATTTAGTACAGGAAAAACAAAGAAATGTGATAATAAAGATAATGTAAATACTAATTGGTTTATAAAAACAAATAATAAATCAAGTGAGTTAATTACAAAATTAAATAAAATTAAATATAATATAAAAAATAATGTAGGAGCATACAGTATATCCAAACAAGATATTATAAAAAAATACAATACAATCAATATGAAATAATTTTAGAATTATTTGAGGAATTATATTCAATCGATTTGGAATTTGTGCTTTTTGGATATAAATTTTGTGATTTATTAATATTGTTTTGTTTTTGACTATCAATCTCGGGAATAAATTTTGTAATATATTCAAGACCATCGTGATTATAAATATTTTGTTTTTCTGTGGTTTTTTCAAATTTATCTGGATTATCTTTCATAATATCGCGTCTTATTTCATTATATAATTTGATGGCAACTTCGTCAATTTTTTGAATAACTATTTTTTCCCGAGAGCTCCATCCAGAAGATATATCCTTTTTATGTATATATACAGCTATTAATGCAAGTGAATGTATAAGACCTGAGCGCGCAGCTTTATGTTTTTTTTTAAATTCATGATTATATAATAAATAAGTATTATCAATAGCGGATTCTTTATAAAGAATGCTATATACTCCCCATAAAAACCATACATTATCGTCATCAGTAGTATTAAATTTAGTTTCAAACTTAAATTTTTTTCTTAATATATATTCGGTAACAAGTCTTAAATTATTAGAGACATGTACTAATTTATCTTGGTCATCAACGGATATATCATCTGTTGATTTGATAGTTTTTATAAATATAGCTATTATTTTCAGCGCAGTCATGTAATTTTCATGATCATTTGGTGGTAATATACCTTCAAAACGCATAATACCACCGTGAGATAGTTTCATATCGTTATCATTTATTATATTGGATATTTTGCTTTTCAATATAGTAATAGACATACTTGTGCATTTAGCCACAGGATGTTTATTATATATATCGCAAATAATACATAATTTAGTTATTAAATTATAGATATCCTTAATTACAATTTTTTCATCTGTTATTATATCCTTTACTTGATTAATTACATCAATTAATTTGCTTATATGTGATAATGAAATAAATGTACCAATATAAGAACATACATCTATATAAACATTTTCTAAAAGTTCGGGCGTGTCGTGTAAAAAAACTAATTTAGTAGCTACTAAAAGACTATTTTGTATATCACCATTACAAATTGATATAAATAGTTCATTGTTCATAGTACATTTATATAATAGAATTATAAATATTAATATATATTAAACGAATATATCGCTATTTTTAATAATAAAATCGTGGTAATTATTAATTATTTTATAACATTTAACAATAGTAACCTCAGAAACATTACATGCCTTTGCAAATCTTTTTTTACTATATCCTAAACTTTTAACAGTAGAATAATAATATAATATTCCAGCTGCTGATGATGTTGGCGAGTTATCATTCATAATCTCATTATCTTCAATTAGTTTAACTAAATCTTTACATTTATTAATATCTGTAATAGACATACTAAGATTATTACCGTATTGTGATATAAAATCAATTGGCTCTGGGGATGATACATTTATTTGTAGTAAGGTTTGGAATCTTGAATTGCCTTTATTTAATGTAACATGTGAAATATTAAACATTGCGGCAATATCTTTGGAACTTTTTGGAACTTTATTCAATAAACAAGAATGATATATACATGATGCAATAAGTCCTTCCTTATTGTCACCTCTTGATATCTTTTTTTCAGAAGCTTTTTTATATAATACCTTTGCATTATCTATAACTTTTTGCGGTATACCGTTATTTATAGTATTTGCTGTCATTTTATCGAACACATTCCATAATGTCCTTTCGTCATATGGCATACTATTCCACATTTGGAACATACGTATTCTACGTATATCAATATTATCTTTATAACCACATCCTATCATAGAACCAATTGATGATTTTGGTAATAGATTATTTGTTGGCATTCCGCATCTCGAAGGGTCGCCATCTCTATTATCATCATTGCCATAAAATCGCCATTCAGCACCGCATTCAATTACATTTGAAACAATAGAACTACATTTAGTACATATAGTCATATTATCTTCTTTTATAAATTCTTCACATCCACATGAACATTTTATTAGATCATTATTATTTATACCATTATTAATATCTTCTTCTTTTTTTATTTCATCAAAAAGATTCCAAAGTTCTTCTTCATTCATTATTGAAAAATGGTATAAACAATATATATTAAACAATAATCAATTTTTAAATAATTTTAATTATATATAATAATGGCTAATATACCAAAAGATACTAAGTTGTATGAAAGTATTAAAAATAAAGTTTATAAACTAATAACAAAACATTCAGCGTATAGAAGTGGTATATTAGTTAAAGAATATAAGAAAGCTTATCTAAAAAAATATAAATCAAATGAAGCTTATTACGGGAAAAAAACAAATAAACAAGGATTGGCAAGATGGTTTAAGGAGGAATGGAAAAATCAACGCGGAGAGGTAGGATATAAAAAAACAAATGACGTATATAGACCTACAAAACGAGTGACACAGAAAACACCTTTAACATTTAATGAATTAACAAAATATGAATTAACAAAAGCTAAGAAAAATAAAGAAACAAATGGGCGTGTTTATAGGTTTAGAAATAAAAAATGATGCTGAATTTTATTTTTTTTATATTAATTATGGATAAAAGCCAATATTTTGATAAACTATCAAAACAAACAAAGCAGATAACAAGTAAAATAAAGAAACTCAAAAATGTATTACCCGAACTCAAATACTTTACAGAATTTCATATTGAAAATTGCAATAAAAACAATAATATATTATTATATCTTAAAAATAAATATCCTGTTGAAAATGTATATATCGGATATATAAAATGGCTATATAATGATTCAGTATTATATATATATTCAAGAAATGATTTTAGAATATATAAAATAATAAATGAGAACATTCATATAAAAAAATGATAAGCATGATATATATATATCAGATATATGATGATGAAATATTACATTTTAATAGTGTTTATTTATTTCCAAATAGTATATTCATATACAAATATACCTCTATTAAAAATGAAAAAAACTAAATTATCTTTGCTTAATGTTAATAAAATTAATTTTATGGATTGTAATAAAAAATTCATTTATAAAAATTATTTATTAAGTGTTAGAAAAGTTAAAAAAACAATACAATACAGAAGTTCTGTCGTAGATATTAATAATATTCTTGATAATATAATTGGTTCTATTAATGCAAATAATTCAATTAGCAATAACGAAGTCATTATTTATCTCAAAAATAATAATACATTAATTGATAACGAAGAATTTATCGCAAAAAAATTAATACTATCTAATATACATATTGATGTATCTAATATTAAACAAATTCATATATCTACTAATAATGAAACACTTATAGTAAATCTAGATAAAAATAATATTCAAACAAATGATATATCTAAATATGAGTTGGGTAAAATTGATGCTTTGTTAAATGTGGCATCTATTATATCTTCTATAATGAATAATTAATTATTGCGAATGTCTCGTATTTCTTGTCGAAGTTCCCTTACTTCTTGTCGTAGTACATTTAGTTCATTGCGAATATCATAACTAGCATTACGATTTTCATAGGGAATATATGGTCGTGAAGAATCACGAGGATTTCTACCAGAAGGGCGTTTGCGCGAAACCATTTTATTTTGATGTTCTTCGCGCTTCTTTTTAAAATCTTCTAGTTCTTCGGGTGTTACTTCATATTTAACAAGAAGCTCATTCTCCGAAAGAGATTCACCTTCACCCTCTACTTCTTTGCAAATATGTTGATACAGACGCGTTTGAATACTACGAGATGTGCGTTTAAGTTCCTCCGCAATATCTTCAAATGAAGATTTCTCTAAACGCATAGCAAGTAGTCTTTCCTCTTCACCATCTTCCCATCCAAATCCTGCTCGCGATGTTAGTTCGTTTTTGCGAAGTTCATCAAAGTTGGATCGTTTGTTGTATCGGGGTTGTTGCATTTTATTATTGTTTTTTTGTGACGTGCCTGTAAGCTATATATATAATGTGTGTTATTTTTATATCATTTTAATTTATATGTTTTATTATAAAAATTAGTAAATAATATAATCAAACTTGTATGATAACTAAATTCTAAGAATGCATATTTTTTTGGCACAATATTTTCATATAATATAACAATTACAGAATGCATAATGCATGTATAAAATTGTGCTATTTGTGACATTGTTACAATTTTTTTAAAAGGATTTTTATATCCAAATGATGTTACTAAATAATGAGAATACATTATTAAATGTACAAAACTGTTAATTAATGCACAATATGACGTTGTACCATTGCCGTGACCATTATTAATTAAATATGCCCAAATTAAACTAATCGTACTATGATGATATATGTGTAAAAAAGATAATTGTTCCTTATTTTTTCTCTTCAATATTATAAAATATGTATCTAAATAATCTAAGTATTTGGATAAATAATGTAGAAATGTAAAATATTTAATAGAATCTGTATATTGTGTGTTGATAGCAAATATATTTGGTATTGATATTATATAATAAGTACCATATATTATATAAGTATTCACTATAATCTGTACAGTATTATAACACATAAGAACCTTTTTAAAATCAAATTTTTTTTCTGTTTTTTTCATATAATTTAATAATAAGTATAAACTATATAAGTATCCAAGAGAACATCCTATGCTCAGATTAATTGAAGTTGTGTTTTCTATTGCTTTATCTAACATGTTTATATTACAATATAGTTGATATATTTATATATTTTGCGTAATTTACAAATATTTAAAAAAATAATTATATAATAAATAATGAAT